ATGGCTTCCTATGGCTTCTGTATAGGCACTCATGCCTAGTCTATGGCTATGTCCTGCTATGACCGATTTGCCCCATTTTTTAGCAAGGTTAAGGGCTGTGATACCTGCGTGCTGGCTCATGCTGCCCTCATCGCCATGTGCTAATACCCAGCCAGGGTGAAACTCATAGGCTGTCTTGTAATAGTCAATGCCCATAGATGCAAAGTCCATAAACTTAGGGTATTGCAATTCTGGTAAACCTATAAGACCAGGTGCTTTAAGTAATGTGTTGTAAAGACGGTCTGTGTGGTTAGATCTTATTACCGATGCTTTTTTGCTGTACTCGGTAAGATCCCAAAGTATGTCTTGAGTAGCTGCACGATCTTCGTTAAGACTTTGACTGTAAGCCAAAGGTGTGCCATCGGCCCATTTGCTAATTGTTTGAAAGTCGATCTCATCGCCAACACATAAAACCTCATCAAACTTCTCACGTCTTGCAAGTTTAATGACGTTCTTGACTGCCTGCTCATGATGATATGGAATTTGTAAATCTGAGATTACTAGCCAACGCTTAATCTTCGTCTTCTTCTGTTGGATCTATACTAGGTATGATGCCGCCATCACCAATAACCCAGTCTGGCATAGTCGCTCTATCTGATACAAAATACAAGCTACAGCTCTCATTAAAGCCAGCCTTACGTGCAGCCTTGTAAATCTCATTCATCGCAATATAATGCTGATCTAGTTTAGATAATGGCTCAGGTGACTTACGCACCACGCGTCTGTTTATCTTTTTACGCTTACGCCTTGTATCAGCCATAGGATTATTGTCGCTTAACTATCAGGGAATATAGATCATCAACACGCTGCTCTAATCTAGTAAGTTGATCTTTCATACTAGATCCGCTATTAGGTTTAAGCTCTTGTAAATAAGATTTAATAACCCAGCGCAGAGCCACTAATAAACTTGTACATACGGCGCATACGCCAACGGCTAATGCTACCCACTCGCCAGGTGTCATGCTTCATCTGCACCGAGGCCATAAGCATCATCGGTTTTATCTAAAGCCCTAGCTGCTGGGCCTGCAAGTGCGGCTACTACTACTGATATAACTGGATCTAGTCCTAACTCATTACTGGCTAAGAATGTTAAAAATGATACAAGCACACCTCTAAAGTATGATTTAAGTATTGCTTTTTGCTTCTTACTGATTTTCATAAGTTACCCCCTAGTAGTGGTATATCAAACGGCTTGCTATCGTTATCGCCTAACTTTGTAAAGCTGATATGTATGTGCTTTGTATGCTTGTTAAATCCGGAGTATTTACGCCACTTAAAATTAAGTATCTTGCTAGCGATCATGCCATTATGTATTACGTAAGATATGCGTTTATCGGTTTTTGCACAGATCCTGATTTGGTCAGCCAAATATACTGACAACCCTTCGGATGAATCCAAGCGAGAATCCACATCAATGGCTCTGACACATCCTGCATCTGGATTATGATCCGATTTTCTGGTGGAATGACGAGCATCGCCCAGCCACCCATCAGAGGTAGTGCGGCGATCTGGGTACCAGGTATCAATTTGATCTCTTAACTGTGTACCAGCTGCACATAGCCAAGGTTTCATTATGAGAGAAGTAAAGCAGCTTCCTCAGCTGTAAGACCAAGTCTGTCTAGTAATGCTGCCTTAGCAGTTTCTTTTGCTTCGGCTTCGGCTTGTTTAACTGCCTGTGCTGTTTGGTCTTTTTGATATTGAGCAAACTCAGAATTAGTCATTTCTCTATCAATAACTTCATTTGTTTCTGCGTTGTGTATTCTTATCATTGGTTTGGTCATATTAGTTCACTCCGTATAAATAAGCGTTACCACCTGAATAAGTGCCACCAGTTCCCAAAAATGAAATTGAACTTATTGCACTAGCGCCATAATAAACAGCGTTTGTAGTAAAAAATAATAATTGCGATCCTGATGTTGCACTATATTTTGCCATAGTCATTTGAACTCCACCTGTATCTGTATAACGATAAATGTTTATAACAGAATATCCTAATTCTTGAGTGCCAGTTAGTGCAGTTCTTTGTCCAATACCTATTTCTGGTTGAGCACTAGCACCACCACCAGACACACTACTAGTATTAACATTGCAATTATGATAAGCATAATTGTTACCACTATCTGCGTTAAAACGCAAACTTTCATCAACATTTGTGCTGCCATAAGTGCCTTTTGTTATAAGCAACAAGTTTTTGTAAGTATTTGGAATGCTTGATATTGTTACAGTTGAACCAGTAAAAGCAGTAGTAGATATTAAAGTCATACCGCCGCTTGCAGGAGCAGCGCCAGCGCCTTTAATAAATATGGCTGCGGATGTGCTAGTAAACTTTAATGTACCGCTTTCATATTGTGCTAATGCTAATGATGCGGATGTATTTACTGTGGCTGTACCAGCTGTAATAGTGCATACTCCAGCACCTAGGTTTGTTATTTGTACTGTGTCACCTGCTGCAAATAATGCAGTGTTAACTGTAATAGTGGTTGCACTTGCATTAGACATAGAAATGGCTGTACCAGCATCGGCAGCTACTAATGTGTAACTTGCAGTCTTAGCAGATGCAGCCCCACCAAGCATCGCTGTTTGTTGCAGTGAAGTCATCTGTGCAGCTGTTAATACCTGCCCAGTAGTGAACGTCTGTTTTGCCATGATACCCCTTAGTAACTTAGGACATTATAGTCTAAAGTGCCATAAATCGTATCATTTAGTATAAATGCGTCTATGACTGGCTCTAATGTCGTGAACGTGGTTTTCCAACTATTCGGTGTTATGTTCATTCTTACACCAAAAATCTGTAATGTTTTTTCTAGGGTAGATCCACCTGGCTGTGTGGTGATTACCTTTATAGGATCAAAGAAGTCTAGGTCTAGGGCTGCAATTATGCCTGTATTGTAATTGGGCGTGTATAGATCAAGCACTATGGAATCTACTCGGATGCTTGTCTCAGCTCTACTAGCAACGTAGGCCTGTGCGTAGTCAAGTGCAACGGAATCGCTTTGCATTAAAAGGTTGTCTAAAAAGTAGCTGTGTAAAAAATACTTGTCTATGCTGTCTTGATTTAGGGCTACCTGTGCTGTGCCACCAGTCCTAGTAATTGTCGCTTTGTTAAATATAAGCACATCGTTAAGAATCCAACTAGCATCAAAGTAATCTATACCTGTGCCATTGTCTGCAAAGACTGTAGGTGTGCCGCCAATAGAGCCTGCGGTTACGTCTCTATCTTGGAATACAAACGAGCCACTGGCATCTACATAGAGTGCGCCATACTCTGACGTAGCTACAGTAGTTAATGCAGCTAAGGCTGTGCGGTTAGTGCCGGGATCCGCCTGCATAGTAGTTAAACCTGCATCTACATCACGCATTGAATTAGGCCAAGATATAGCATCTAGTAATTGATTTATTCTTGTTCCCGATAAGTCGCCTGCAATCGCACTTGTAACTGTGCTTATCTGTGCTACTTGAGCTAATCTAAATGCATCTACAGCTTGTATAGTTGTTATTGCTACATCTTCACCAGACTCATTTGGGTATGTAGTTACGTAACTTGTAATAAAACCTTGAAATATAGGATATGTTACCGATGAGTAGGTAGCAGTAATTTGTATTTTTTTCATTGGTGTCAAAAGATTTGCGTAAGGCCCCGTTACGTTCTGCGGATTGAAGTCGCCATTTTGATCTACTATACGTAAGGTAAGTGCGCCTGTCTGGAATTGATCTGATAGTGCAGTACGGCCTCGATTAGTTTCTATGCGGTTTACTTGATCTGATACATCTACAATTACAGCTGTAGCATCACCTAATACGTTTGTATCTAATATGCCTGTATCCAATATCATTGTTTGGGCAAAAGATGGCCCAGTGCTAAAGTTAATTAAAACATTTATTACTGGTATTGGCATTATGGTAATTGGCCTGCTGCAGTAGTGCTATAACCATTACGCCCTGCTGCCTGTATGCTTTCAGCTATTAGTTGCTCAAACCTATTGCCTGTTTGTGCTACATCTATAGTCAAACGCACATCTGCATAACTCATAGGTGTAGGTGTTAACCCAGGTGCGTAGGCCTGTGCGTTGCTAATTGGTACTGTGTAATCTATATTGCCAATAGGCCCAGATGGTGTAGGGAACATTGGTGTAGATGGCATAGCTGATCCAGGTGTATCGGTGATACCAAATTGTTTGTTAATAGTTTCTATCTGTGCATTAATTCTATTTATTAGAGATCTAACTTGAACTAAAGCAAACTCTGTTAAAGTCTTACCAGCTGCTGCGGCCTCTGCTGCTAACTTTTTTAATGCATCTGCTGCTTCTAACTCAGCCAAATACTTTTTAGCCAAAGCCTCATTATTGTCTAGAATTGCTAACTGTGCCTTTAGGCGTAACTTAGTTTCTTCATCGGTTGCGCTGTTTAGCGCTGCGTTTATACCTATGCGCTCTAAGTCAAACTTCTTTTTCAATTCTTCTACGTTTTTATTTTCTAAAGCGTTCTTTTTTGTAATGATACCAAACTCTTCTTTACGTGCTTTTACTAATTGTTTTGTGATTAAATCAGATTGCGGATTACCTGACCCATATTGAAAATTAGATGATGGTTTCTGTGTCTTACCTATATCATAAGCAATTAAACCTGCAGCACCTACTATTAGTTGTTTCTTACCAAGTGTAAGTAAAGCAGTCAACCCTATTAAAAACTTGCCTACATCGCTGTCTAGCATTCTTTTAATTTGACCAATTAATTCACCCATACCTGTAGCAGTATTCGCAATAGCAACTGCAAAGTTATTCATAGAATCAGCAGCTTGATTTATTGAATTATCTTTACCTATAGCACTTATAGCATCTATTAAACCTTTACCGATAACTTCGGTAGCATTAGCAGCAGCTACTTTTAACAGATCCATCTTGCCTGCGTAAGTCTCTAATCTGGCTAATGCCTGACCCTTAAACTTAGTATCTAAGGCCGCCATAATCTTATTCATATCGCCACTTGCAATCGTGGCCTTATCTAATCCTGTGCCTAATCTTGCTAACGCTGTTGTAGTGCCTGTTGCGCCTTTAGCAATAGCAGCTACTACGCTGGCTAAATCTTTACCTGTGCCGGCACTTACGTTTAATGCGGTTTCTAATGCTTGCTGGCTAAGAGTTACTGATCCAGTAGCGTTTAATAAAGTTTGGAATGCTGGTCGTAACTGATCGTCTAATACGCCATATAAACTCTGCAAACCTGCAATATAGGACTCTACTTCATTAACTCTAAATGCGTTGCCTGTGTTTTCTAGCTGTACTGCAAGTGATTTAGCGGCCTTCTCATCGGCTGCAAAAGCGTTTATAGCCTTCTTACTAAATGCAACTAATGCTGTAGTAGCAAAGACACGATTAAAAGTCTTGCCTAATTTTTGTGCTTGCTTATCAAAGGCAGATATATCTTTCTGACCTTTTTTAAGTGCCTTGCCATTAAAGGTAGCAATAGCCGAGACGACTACATTGGCCATTAGGCTGCCTTCTTAATCTCTGTAGATTTGTTGA